GCTTCTAATAATTCGTCTTGCATAGGCTTAATAACCATGTTGTCAAATAAAATACTTGAGTTTTTAAGCTCATCAGCATTTGAACTAAAGCCAGTTGTTGAAGCAATACCAAATAAAAGAGGACTTGTTACATTGTGTCCTAACATAATCTTACGTAAGCACTCCTCACTTAAATACGAATAGTGTTCAGGTGCGTCGTTTAATGGTATATCGTCTACAGTTGTTTTACTTGTTTCACTTGCGTTAAAAGCTACAATAGTTCTTAGTCCTTTAGAACCCGTTAATTGTGCGTTTACTTTGCTTGTAATGATACTTTGTTGTTCTTCTGTAGGAATACCATTGTTAAAGTTAATAACCTTTGTTCCTGAGAATCCGTGTTGAACTTCATTAATTAAATAATCTGCTATCTCCTCCTCAAGTTTAGCGTAAGGAACAGCACCTTGATAATCAGGATAGGCGTAATACTTCATTCCTACCGTGTAAGGCTTAATAAAAAGTATTTCTATTTGATCGTTTGAATATCCAAAAGCAGGTATTCTCTTAGGTGCATATTTTTTAACGTCTTGCCAATTGTCTGAATAGTAATAACCTTCTACTTCTCCGTCTTTGTTACACTTTTCAGCACGCAAAAGATTAACTGGCATATGATACGCCTTAAGTATTTTTTTATGGTCTTTAGAGTAATGTACTTGAATAGCGCACTGCCCTAACATCTTTCTATCCACTACTAATTTACGAACGCAATCAGGGTGAAGTAAAGACATCATTTGAGCATACTCATTTGGCTTTTTAGAAGCGTCTAACGCACTTAAACCACGTCCATAAACTAATCTACTAATATTGTTTATTATGGCGTTATTCGTCGTTGAATACGTGTATCTATCAATTAAATATTGAAAGTAATTATTGTCCTCACCGAACTCAACCCAATTATCTCTTTTAGACTCTTGGATTAATGGCGTTTGGTAAGAACTTAAATTAATAATATGTATGTTATCACTCATAAACTATAAAAGTATTTGTTGTAGCATTCGAAGTATATTGCCCATTGTTAACCGAGAAAGTAACTATCGGTTGGTCAGTGCAAAATATTCTATCACGATAAACGATATTCGTTCCGTCTTTTAGTACCAAATTGTAAAAATGATTTTCAACTAATTCAACTTCAACTTCCAATGTAGAATAATAATCGCCTGCCGTAAATTCCCATTCTTCAACAACCGTTGTTTCGTTTGTTTGGTCGTCTGTTATTTCAACAGTATCGAAGTCTTCATTTCGCGGAATTAAAGCAAATGTTTGTGGATTTGTTGAAGTAGTTAAAACTATCATACTTTATTAACTACTAAAGTCTAAAATTGTTACCTAAAACAGAAAACCCCACCGATTAGGTAGGGTTAACTTGTTTGTATGCTTGGAGAATTAAGAAGTAACTACAATAGCATTTGCTGAACCATCAGTAAAGATAGCTTGTAATCCAGCCTCATCAGCGCAGTCAATGAAAAAGGCTGGGCTTTTCTCCATTCCTGTAAATGTAAGGTTGTATCCGTTGAAGTCACCCATTGCAGTTCCTGAAGATACAGTTCCAGCAGTAACGTCACACCCTTGGTCATAACCAGCTAAAAAGAATTGGTGGTCTCTTGTTTCAACAACGATTCTCGGACGTCCGTAAGCTAACAATTTAACGTTCTTATGCGTTACAGCGTCTTGCTTCTTTAATTGTATAGTCAATACTTGCTCAAAGAAAGTAGTTCCATTGTCTCTTGAAGTTTGGATAGTTTGATCAAAACCATTTGCACCTTTCAATTCATATTTGTAAAGTGAAATTTGTGTTGCAGTAATCCATTCAGTAATTTGGTCATCACCATCAAATGTTACACTTGATTGTAATGTATTCAAATCTCCGTAGTTAATAAAGTAAATGTTTAAAAGTCCTGAAATCGCGTCCTTACAGGCTTCTAATCTTCCGTTTGCTATGTCGCAGCTCATTTTATTATTTTTTTAATGTTAAACAAAAAAGGGTGGCGTTTATTTCACCACCCTTGTTATAATTGTTGTTAGATTAGATTCCGTAAGTTACAACGTCAGAAGCAAAACCATATTTAGCGTCAGCCGAAAAACGCATGATAACACGTACGTTTTGAGAACCATCAAGGTCAGCCATATCCAATACTTTAACTTCGTTCATATCGTTCATCAATCCTGTTGCAAAGTACAAGTTAGATTTTTGAGCAAGTAACGCTGTGTTATTAGCAAGACCAGGAGCTAAGAATACTTTAACACCATCAAAATAAATGTCATTCAATACTTGGTTAGTTCCTTTGTTGTCATAACCGTTAGCACCTACACCTGAAGCAGCAAAACCACCTAAAGCACGGATATAAGCACGATAAACGTTAGAAGAAACATAAAGAGTCAAATCTTCTTTTCCGTACAATGCAGCAGGTAAAGCGTCAATCATTAAACCTAACTCAGCGATAACGTTAGCAGCTGTAATAGAAGTTCCAGCGATTTTTTGACCTGCAGGTAAAGAAGCGTCTACGTCTAATTGACGCATGATTCCTGAAAACTCTCCAGCAGAAGCGTTGTTACCATCCCATATAACTAATTCCATTTGTTGAGCAACTTTCTCAGCAGCGTGTGCGATTAAGAAGTCAGCAAAAGACTTAGGCAATACGTCAAACGCAGAATATCCCATTTGGATAGCGTCCCAATCCGAACGGAAGTCAGACTTACATAATTGTAGGTTAACTTGGAAATACTCAGGTTGAAGAACTCGCTCTGTTAAAGTCAAAGTCGAAGTTGGGTCAAAATCACAAGTAGCGTTTTTAACGATTCCGTCAGTAGCTACTCTTTTGATAACTTGCTTAAATTTCACATTAGGCATGATAGTAATTCCGCCTTTCTCTAAAGTTGGAGACGACAATAAAGCCGCCGCAATATACTTACCTGCGAATTCACCAGCATAAGTAGTTGTAATTGAAGTTGTTGTTGGCATTTGTTTTTTTTATTTAAATATTAATAATTACTTGTTTAGTTTTTCTAAGATTGAATCCATAATTGAACGCTCTCTTTTAGAAGCGATTCTTATAGTCTCAACTTTGTTTTCGTTTTCAGGGTTAAAAGAAATTGGTTTAACTTCCTCATCAGATGAAAGAGTTACTTCTTCTTTAACCTCTTTTAATTTGCTTAATTCAGCTTTTAAAGTTTCGTTTTCTTCTTTTAGTTTTTCTATTTCAGAAAAGAAAGTTTCTTTAACTACGCTTTCGATAGTTTTCTTAGCAGTTGGTTTTTCAGTTTCCATTTCTTCCTTTTTCTCGGTTTCAACTTCTACTTCTACTTCAGGCTCTTCTATTTCTTTTTCTTTAAGTTCAGAAATAAGACCCTCTTCTACTACGATTAACATACGTCCATCTTCAAACTCATACTCACCTATTGGCAAAGGAATTTTTTGTTCATCTTCTGTTACGATAAATACTTCGTTTCCTGTCTCGAAAGAATCTGCCTCAAGAACTGTTACTCCGTCAGCTAATTTCATTTGCTCAAGTTTTACTTCCATTCCGAGCAAAGTTTTGATTTGGTTTATTAGGCTATTTTTCATTTTTATTTTATTTAAGTTTATTAGAAAATTCATCTACTACTTCTCTTGTATCTACAAATTTATTTCCCCACGCATTTATTGAAACACCGTCTAATAAATTTACGTCTTGTGGTAATTGTAATCCAAGTGACTCCGCTTGATTTCTTAATTTTGTAATTTGCGATGAAATATCTAAAAGTTTTTTATCGAACAAATCAACTTCTTTTTTTAAAGCTAAACCACTTCTTTCTTGTTCACCTACCGCCGCTAATAATTTAGAAGCGTTTGCACCCCAAGAATCTCTTTTACTTGTATGGCTTTTCCATTCAGCTATCAAAGTAGATTTTAATTTATTTATATCGTCCATTAAACCTAATTCAACTTCGTGCGAAGCTAATTGTGTTTCTTCTTTGAATAGTTTTCCGTAAACTGTTTTTAGTGTATTCATAACTTATTAACTTTTGAATTTATACTTGTTCCTTTTTTATCCGTTTTGACGAACGATAGTTCTTACTCCGTTGTTTTCGGTTATATTTACTACGTCAGTTCCTGTGCCTGTAGTTTTGCCTATTCCTTGCGCTTCTAAACTTCCATCGCAACATTCTTTTCGGTATTTTCCGTCTTTACATAGACACCCTCTTTTGCCACCTCGTGGGCTTACTTTACTTAATGTTCTTTCTGCCATTGTTATTTGTTTTTAGTTTATCCTTGACCTCTATTTAACTTAACGTAGTTCTTACTTGTCTTTAGTTTAGATGACCTTTTACAATGTTGCTTAGGTCTTTTCTTTCGTGTTTTTCTAAGAAAGTTGTTTACGTTAGTTTGCTTTTTCATTTCTGATTTGTTCTAATTTTCTTTGCGCCCATTCAACACCTTCATCACCACCCCAAGCTAACCACATTAAACGTCCGCAGCCGTCCCCTAATTCCTGTGAATTTTCACGTTGTCTTTCAAAACTTGCCATTCGTGCAATAGTTTCTCGGCTTATATTTTCTCCGTTTGCTAATTGGTTAGCTCTTGCTTTTCCTACTGGAGTTCCGCAATCTCCCCAACCATTTTCTTCAGCATAACGTAAAGCTATTTTAGCGTTTTCACTTGCTTGTTGAGGGTAGTCGTTATACGTTTCTAATTTGTATTGTTCGTCTTTTAGTATCAAATCACGGATTGCATTAATCAATCTATCTTCTTCAGTTTCTTGTAAACTCATTTCATATTTATCTACAAAATATCCCTCAATAGAAAATCCTTTTACTTCGCCTGCTTTTACCTTATTCCAAATCTCATCGTTATTGACTTTCATTGAAATCATCCAAGTTCCTTTTGGTAAATTGAATCCGTATTTCGCTGACTTGTCTTGTTTCTCATCTTCAATTATCCAACTTTCAACAACTGACATTCCGTCTAACATTTTCTTTTCATGTTCTAACGTTGCGTTGTTTTGGTTAGCTCTCATTAAAAATAACTCCGATGCTTTGCGAACTGTCTCCTCGCTGAAATAAATATAGAATTCTTTGTCTCCGTTTTTACGGTAAATCTGTTTGTTAGGAACTAAAGCCGCACCCATTAAGATACGTTTTTCTCCGTCTACTTCTTTTAGTTCTACTTCGTGTTTTTTTAAGGCTACAAAGTTTTCTTCTATTGCAGGACTTTCAACAACTGAAACCGCATTGATACCGCTTTCGATTTTATTCTCGTCAATAAGCAGTTCTATAATTTCCATCTTTGCCATAACTATCTAACTTATAATGTTGCGTTTTGTAACCTATTTCTATCTAAACTTTGAGCCGAAGTAACCTCACCACTAACTACATACGCCTTAGTAGGTTGTTGTTGTAAAGTTGCTAATTGGTTTATTCCGCTTGTTCCTATTGTATTAAATTGAGGTGCTGACATTTGGCTATCAGGAACATTACCGCCTGAAGTTCCACCACCGCCACCTGTCGAACCGCCTTCAAATTTCTGAGACGAAATCTTAGCTACGTTTACTAAACCAGCGGCAACTGCTAAACCAGCAGCAATACCACCCCGAACTGGAGACGTAGGGTCAGGAACAGGTAAGAATTGAGAAGCATAAGCACCCGTAGCACTTTGGTAAGTATTTATTAAAGCACTTGCAACTTGAGCAGCCTTTTGAACTTGAAAAGCACGTTTAGCGTTTTTCTCAGATTTTTTACCAAATAATTCTGTAAGACTTGAAACTATCTCTAAACCTTGTTGAACTGATTTAACTTTAAACGAATTAGCATTTTCGTCTATTTTTTGCGCTCTTACCGCTTGAGCTTCTAATATTTTAATTTTTTGTTCAGCTGCTTGTCTTTCTAATTCTACTTGTTGATTTAATGCACCTGCTAATTGAGTTGTTTGATTAGTTCTTGCTACTGCTATTTTATTTAAAGCCGTTGTTTCTAAATGAACATTTAAATCAGCATTGTTTTTTCTTACATCTGCTATTTCATTTGCTCTCGCTTGTTCTATTTGAGTAGTATCTTTTTTATATTTTTTAGCTAATTTTACTTGTTCATCATATTTTTGATTAATTAAATATATTTCTTGCTCAAATGTTCGTCTATTTCTTGCAGCATTTGCTTCGGAAGCTTCTAATTGAAATTGTTTAATTTTTTCAAGTTCAGAATTCCTTAAATCATTTAATTTTTCTTGATTTTCTTTTCTTTTATCATAAATTTTATCTGCTTCTTCATCTTCAATTTGTAATTTTAATGCTGTTAATTTTTGAGATTTTTCTTTCCAAGTTTTTTCGGCAGCTTCAAATTGTTTTGTTGTTCCTGTTCGAGAATATTTTAAATATCTTTTTTGTGCTTCATCTACTTCTTCTTGAGCTAAATCTATTCTCCTTTTAACACCATCTTTTTTAATTTTATTTAATTCTTCTTCACTTGCTCCTCGTTTTTTAGCATTTATTAATTCTTGTTGGCTTACAGTGTCAATAGTTTGAGATAAATCTTCATATAATTTAGAACTTCTTTCTATTTCTAAATTTGTTTTTTCAAGTTGTTTTTCAAGTTCTTTTTGTTTAGCTTCAGCATCTTCTGTTGAATTACCAAATAAATTCATTGCACTTGCAGCCATTCCTAATAAAACTACAATTGCCCCGATACCAGTAGTTGCTAATGCTATTCTAAATGCCTTTAATGCTCCTGTTGTTGTTCCAACTACTAAAGCATAAGCACCTTGAGCAATAGAAGCGGCTTTTGTTGCAGCTGAATTAAGTGTTTGCATTAATGCACTTTCAGCTTGTAAAGCATTTGATATTTCAGTTACAGAATTTACAACAAGCATAGCACCTTGAAGCTTAACCATTGTCTTTTGTAAATCTTCACTTTCAATACCAACTAATGCCATGGAACCTTCTACTGCTCCAAAAGCATTTGTAACCGTGTTTATACCTTGTAAAGTTGCGTCTAATCTTCTTGTATCACTTGCAAAATTTTTAACGCCAGTTGATATATCTCCAATTTTATCTTGTAATTTACCAGCTTCGCGTGTTAATTTTTTAAACTCTTCCGTGCCTTCATCCATGTCGGCTAATTGAGCCTTCATTTCACGAAGTTGCGCTTTTAAAGATTTTGTTTTTTCAGTTGCTTCAGCTATATTATCTTTTAAATCTACTTCTAACTCAATTGTTCTTTTTTCTGCCATTGTACTTTCGTTTCTGCTGTTTATAAATCTTTTTTAAATTTCCTGTATATTCGTGTTTTCCTTTAGCTATGTCGACAATCTCACTTACATTAAAGAAATCATCGGTTTTTAAAAGTTCTAATATCTGTAATATCATTCTTGAGCTATTATTATTGTTGTATATCCAATTGATCCATTAGCATACGTATAAGTAACGTCTAATTCTATTACTTGTACCGAGCTTTCTTCAGTAATTAAATTTAATCCAGTTTCTGTAACTATTGGGTTCGTGTTTTCGGCTGTTATATTGCTTGTAGTGTTAGCATTCGCAGGTATACAAACTTCTATTAATTGATTTTCTGTAATCGTGCTTGGAGTAATTGTTACACCAACAGTACTTGAAGTAATCGTTGCACTAACTACGCCGTTTGGAAAAGGAATATTAACATCTAAGCATTGAGCGTCTGGATTAGGGTTAATTGGGTCTTGAGCAATTAAAGGTCTGAAATCTAAATATAAACTAAAATTTACTTCACCAGTTGTTAGGTTACTTTTCATTTCGTTTATAATGTATCTTTTGTCTCGTATAATAACCCTATCGTTTAATCTAAGCTCTGTTAATAGACTAATTGGTAAAATAGTCTTAACGTTAATTAAACGCTGCTTTAAATCGAATAAATTACTTAGGTAAGGAAAATAATATGTAGCGTATAATCCGTTGTTTATAGTTTCTAAATGTATTATTGAATTATCAGCTCCAAAGTTTAAACTATATTTCGTGTTTTGGTAACTTAAATCCTGCCCAAATAAAGCGTAAGTGTCAATATTTTGGTTCGTAGTTCCATCGTAAAATCTTATATCATGCGGTAAAGATTGACTTGCTCCATAAAAATAAAACAAGCAAGGCTTCGGAGTATAAGCTTGATAATTTTCATTTAGCGCATATCCTAATATTGCATAATTAGTCCCATCTGTTGAACGTGCAAATAACAAATTTTCAAATGGGCTTTCTATTACATACTCGCTTCCATCGTAATCGAATTTATATTCTAAACTTCCGTATTGCTGGTTATAAGTCCTAAAATAGTTTTTGTTTACAAACGATTCGCTTTCTTGATATTTAAAGTTTATTTTCTTAAATAGCTTAACGCGTTCAATATCTATTGAGTCTAAGTCCGTGTATTCGGTTATATCTACAAGCGCACCTTGACTATACCATAAATCTAAAGGCAAAACTTGATAAACGTTTTCTTCTACGCCTACGCAAGTCATATTGAAATCTAATAAAACACCACGTAAAAAGTCTTCAACTTTCATATCAGGAACAACGTTATTTAAATTCACGTTTCCTGTTAGTGCTGTTTGAACTGTACTTATTTGCGCTATGTTACTTAATCCTTGATTGCTTGTTATTTGATAAATAATATTTAAATCAACATTCATAGGCGCTGTTGCTCTTAACTTAAATGTTAATTTAGTATCTAAACCAATAGTATTTTGAAAAGATACGTTTCCGAAATTGCCAGTAGTATCTCCAGTTATTGTTTGGTTGTAGTTCCCATCTTGGAAAACATCAATATAAAAAGTCCCTGCTGCCGATAAATTTAGAACCTCAAAATATACTGTATGCGTTTGTGTTGGTATCGGTGCGTATTTTATATTAATGTAATCTTCGTAAATATTTACATATTCAAGTAAAGAAGGGTCAGGAATATCAGGGTCTGCAATAACAGTTGCTATAATTTGGTCTATTAAAATATCTGATTGTTCACTTACCCATTGATATTCATTCGTGTTTTTGCCCCATAAAAATAACCTTCTAAATCTTTGATCATTAAAAAAAGAACTTTGAAACGTTATACCGTATTTATCCTCAATAGCTTCAAATATCTTACTTACTTTAATTGCAGGAAAAAGCTCATCGTATTGAATAGCGTGTGCGTTTTGTGTTATATCCTGCGTCCCGTGATGATATTCCCATAACCGCGTATTAGCAATTAATGGATAGCGAACATCGTAATCTGTTGCCGTGTCAGTTATTCTATTATAAATATTAGTTCCAGTAAAAGCAAATTCTAAACTACTAAAATCTAAGTCTTTTAATTTGTCCTCACCAAACTTATCTTTTAACGCAAGTATATCACCATAAAATGTTATAGTGTAGCTTTCTACTTGTCCGTTTTTTAAGTTAGACTTTTCAAGTTGTATTTTACCACGTCTAAAAAAAGTAAGGTCTATTTCTATAAATGCTGAACGCCTTATGTTAGGGTCTATTGTTGGGTTTACGTCCGATTGATAAAAGTGTTCAAATATCTCGTTGTTATGAGGCGTAGCAGGGACAGTGAAACTTTGCGAAAAGTCAGTGAATACTTTTGATATATCCGAAATGTTTTGAACGCTTGAAGTAACGTTTATTTGTTCATCGTTGAATAGTTCTAATTGAACACCCTCTATAAATATTCCTACTACTCGATTCATATTACATTGTTAATTGCATTGTAAGCAAATTCAAACTCCATTTGGTAGTTAATCATTTTCGTGTTTATGCTTTTAAATAACTCCGTGTTTTGCGTGTTTAGTTTTACTGGCAAAGAGTTTAATAATATCCTTTCACTCAACATTAACTGCTTAACTATTTCTTTGAAGTCTTCACGGACCCAATCTGTATTTACTTTAATCGTCTTTTTGCCGTTTACGTTAAATGACTTTCTTTGGCCTACTAAAGTGTCATAGTTAGGAAAAGCTCCTTGCATTAAATTATAATCCGTCTTTTCAATGCTTAACGTGTCATTTGAAGCACCGAAGAACCAAGTTCTTTGCCAACCTCCATATTTATTTACAAAGTCGCATACAATCGGAGTATACTTACAGTTTAAATAAGGCTCAAAATATCCAGTATATAAAACAACGCCTGATAAAACATAGAATATTTCTAACTTGTTTCCATCTGCATAATAAGATTGATGAACTTTACGAACATCAATTACCGAACTATTGCTTATTGCTTGTTCTTGAGTAGCTCCTGAATTTAGATTAGTCCATCTTGCTCTTACTGCTGTTGAAGTTGTAGCTACAGTTATAAAATTACTTCTATAATCCGTGTTTGTGCTTGGGTCTTCGTTAGCGTCGTAAGCATAAAAGAAAGTCCCTTCATCGTGTAAAATATCGTAGCTTAAAGTTGGGTTATAATTTTGCTCATAATAACCGAACCCATCAAATGCTTTGTAGCTTGTAGTGTCTAATAAAGTATAAACACCTGTATCTAATTTATAACGTTTTACTTGTACGTTACACCATTGAGCCGTTGGAGTAGTTGTATTGTTATTCCAGTTAGTTTGACGTTCATCAAAATTTAGGTATTCACGAATGTAAGGTGAAATATTATAATACGTGTTTACGTTGTTTGAAGCTGGAATTAATTTGCTAAGTGTATATTGAGGGTCTGTTGGAGCTGATCCTGTTCCATTCCAAATTCTTAACTCTACCTTTGAACCTTCTTGACCGCTTTCGGCTATTGTTACTATAAAAGGTGAACGTGCAAAAATACTCATTTTATATTTTTTAAGTTTTGATTTAATATTGAATTTAAAAGCGCTTCAGCGTCTAATCCGTATTTATCTATTAAGACATCAGGAAGTTTTTTAAATGCTTTCTCAAATGGCTTGGTAAAGAATAAAGAAGGTTTAATTCCGTATTTAAATATGCTTTTAGCTATTGCAAATTGTAATCCTTTTCTTGACTGAAATTTACCTGCTACATTTCGAGGTGCTATTCCTTTACGAACTATCCATTTATCCAATTTACTTGGAGGCGGCATTTTAGATTTATAACTGTATTCTGTATTGTATTTTTTGAACTTACCCGAAACTCCTTTATCCTGAAAGTTTCCGTAATCCTCCATGTCAAAGTAAATACCTATTGAGTTTGGAAACTCTTTAACTTCACCTTGTATTGAGTTGGCTAATTTACCAGACGAGTTTTTATTTAGGCGTTTAAGTTCGGCTTTTGCTTCCTTAACAACCTCATTTCTAAATTTCTCTAAAGCTTTTAATACTTCACTCATTAGCAAATTGTCATTGAGTTAGGCACTAAAATATCTAAGGTCATTGTCCAACCTGCTAAGTAGTTTTCGAATCTTTCTGCAAATGGCTCAACTGTTGCGTTTCCGTCAACCATAAAATTATCGCTGAATAAGTCTCCACGTCTTAAACTTTCGTAAAGTCTATTTTGAACTGCAAACATTGTATTTAAAACGTCTTGTTCGTTATTGTCTCCTATAAATATATTCGTGTTTTCGTTCTTTGAAATGTCAACTATATCCATACATAAAATAGATACATTAAAACGAATTACATTATTTTCAATCGTGCTATTATTTACAATTATATGCGCTAAAGGAAAAATTGTTTGTTTAGATAAATCAACCGCAAATATATCGCCTTCAGTAACCGTGTTTATAAACGCATCATTATCGAAGTGTCCTTTTAAAGTGTCAAGTAAATTATAATAATTACCCATGTCTCATTTTTCTTTTTAATTCGTTATTCTCTATTTCAGTTCTTTGTCTTTCGTAAGTAAGGTAGGTAAGGCACTTGCGTATTCCCAATTTGGTAACTTCATCAAACTTTGTAACATCTCCTTTAGCGAGTGCATAGATTGAATTATACCATCCCCATTGTTTGTTGAATTGAGCCCGTTCTGAATAGTCGTTTGTAGCTCCTTGTTCTTCATCATCTCCTGCTCCAAAGAGGTAAGCGTAGCTTGAACTAAGTCGTTTCCTAAACGATAAAAAAAAACCGAAGCAGCCATTGCAATATCTAAAGGAGCGTATTTCATTAGTTCGGCAAATTCATCCGTTCCTGAGTAACCCATTATGCTGTAAGTATCTTTCGTCTTTTTGGTTATCGGTCTGTATAAAACTGCCATTGCTTTATGGAATGTTTCAACCTTGCCTATATTGTGGTCTAAGTCAACATACTCACCGAAACTCATATCCTCAAGGTTAGGAATAAACCCAAACTCCATGTCTTTTATTTTAAACGTTGTTTTAAATTCCGCCTTTTGCTGAAATAACCCGTTAAAATGATTTGCTAACCCTACGACATCACTCCATTTAATCTTTAATACGTCTTGCATATTTAAACCGCAGAAAATCTCAATAGACTTTTGTGCTATTAACTCTTCATCGTTTGAACCCTCAACCAGTTTTATAAACTTTTGGTAGTTCATTAATGGAATCTCACTTAAACTTGTAGGAATTACTATTTCCGTTGTCATAATTATTTAACTTTATATTTGGTAATTGTAGTAAGCTAAAGCAATATCAAACGCTTTTGCCAACATTTGAGTGTGTATTCGTATTTTCATAGGATCATTAAATACTATCCGAACCCTAACACCTTTCTTTTCTTGGATATATTTCTCAACTATGCGCACCATCATCGGTAGGTCATCTGTCATTTATGTAAATTAATGAATAAAATACTGACCATAATGAGGATTAACTCCTAAAACTTCCATTTCGTGATAACGGATTGCGTCAATACTATGATTATTAAAGTCAATAGGTTTGTTTAATCGGGTGCCTGTTTTATCAGTGTCCCAAATATAACCGCGTAGTTCTTTGATTAGATTAGTGCTGTTTGACGTTACTAAATACTCTTGGCTTTGCATTATTTGAATACCGAAGTTTATTGAGTCTTTGCCTTTTGTTACGCCTTTAATCGTCTTTCCGTAGCGCCTTATTTCTTCGATTGACTTAGGCTCTGAACTATCCGCATATATTGGGCAACTGTCAGGAAGTATTTTAGCAATATCGCTGTTTATCATTCCTGTTTTGTAAACTAATTCATTGAGTATTCGTGTTCCGTTATAACTATAAATCTC